CGAACTTAGAAAAGTGGCCGACGATCTAGGCCAGAAAAAGATTATCAAGCTGATCGAAAAGGAAGTCGCAAAGATGCGCAAGGATGATGGCACTGTAGCCATCGCTGATTTAGTTGATGGACTGCTAGACGCAGTTAAGGAGCGCAAGGATGGGTAAGGTTTACAACTTGAATGGCGAGCAGTGGACGGAGGATGTGTTGACCACTGGCAAGACAGTGTCTTTCAACGAGTCTCGCCTGTTGTCTCGCGTCGAGAACTTTATGATGACACGCAACGCCGAGAAAGCTCTGCACAATATCTTTGGTGATGAAGACCCAGAACCACTGAACGAATGGGTAGAGTCAACCTTACGGCGCTTTAACAGCATGGACTGGGGCTGCGTAGGCGATGAAGACAAAGAGACAAACCTCGCTTCGGCCAAGCGTGGAGGCATGGTGATGGGTGTGTACGTCGTGGAGGACGAACAGATCTGGATTATCCTCGACGCTGGACACAAGACGTTGACTGTTCTGATGGCGGAGGATTACTAATGGACTGGGATCAACCTTGGATTGATGCGGCCATCCACCTCCGCGAAAACGGTTCCACACTGACAGAGATCGCTGAGGAAATCGGCACTCCGGTTGCAACACTCAGGCTGTATTTGATCGCAAAGATGGGTGTAAAGCGATACCAGTCGCTATGTAGACCGCGAGGCCCGAAAGCGAATGAGCGAACCCAGCGGATCAGAGAGGCAATCCGTTTAAACGCAGAGCCTTTCGCCTCGATTGCAAAGCGCGAAGGTGTCAGTCGCCAGTATGTTTATCAGGTTAGGAACAGGATGCGTGACGAAGTTGACCATGCAATCAACGCCCTTGGCGACAAGGATTACATTGATGACAAGGTCGGGATCTTGCAATCCCAAGAAGAGCGCAACGAAATCATTTCTAAAATAGAAGCGATGCTTTAATCAACCAGCAACAAAGGAGTATGTTGATATGTCAGACACCATTTTTATTGATAACCAAACGCCAAAGGTAGCTAAGAAGATGGGCCGACCACCAAAGGAACGTACTGCGGCAGACAATGAGCCTCAGCTTTTGTTCAGAGCGGAGGCGGCTGCGGCTTTTCGTAAAGCTAAATTAGAGCACGAGAAAGATTTGCCATACGAATTGAACAACGCTCAATTTATGATGCTTTTAATAACGGCCTTTTCCGAAAACCAATAACCCCGACGCCAAGTTATCCGCTCATTCGTATGGGTGAGCGGTAACTTCCATCCTTATAGTCGTATTTCAAATCGACTGTCCCCACCCTTCCGCTCTGTTTAAACCTTATCTTCTTCACATGAACTCGGATATCATCCGACCCCTCCGTGAAATCTCTTTCCACAATCAGAATGTTGTCAGCCTTGTTGTAGAAGTTTGCCGATCCTGCGATGTCGTATGGCTCTGGCACAGGGAATGTCCCGTCTGCATTGCGCCTCAGCTTCGCGGGATGCGCTACCAGAAACACCGCGCACTCATTCGCTGCGGCCCAGCGTTTCAATGACGCAAGCATCTGCGACACATACTCGGTTTCCGTCCAACCGCTAGGTCTGCGATGCTCAAACTCGTTATACGGATCAAGCACCAACCCGCGCACGTTAGGATACCGTTGCACACAGGCGGTTGCGTTCTCTAAACACCAGTCGATTGTGGGCGCTTCATCCTCAGATCTTATCCAGTAGTAGTGGTTACCGATGAAGCTGACGGCCTCGGCCCATTCTTCGGCACTCATTTTCTCGCCGCTTCGCGTTTCCCACGCTGGTTTACCGACCAGTTTCGCAGCCAGTTTGTTGATGTGTTCATCCACTGGGTTCTCAAAACTACACACCGCAAAGCGCCAGTTCTCTCGGAACGCAAGGTTTAAACAGATTTGGTCGATGAATTCTGACTTGCCGACTCCGGGCGCACCGGAAATAATGTTGAGTTCTCCGGCTCGGATCTTGTAGTTGAAGTCCAAGGCGTCGATCCCTGTGGATATTCCAGTCTTTACGTCCCCGTTAAGCAGCGCAAACGCATCGTCAACATACGAGCGCGTCTCGTGCAGCGCCTTCAATGGCCATGGCTCTGCGTTATCTACAAACTCTTTCAGCTTTGCTGATCCATAACCCACCAGTACGTCGTTGGGATCTTTGCATCCCTCTGGCCAATCAACCCGCCAACACCTGTGCCTACCCAACCGTCGCGCAAGTTCATTGCGCATTGCGATCCCTACTGAATCCCCGTCAGTAAGCAACACAATCCGTTTAAACCCAGCCAGATCGTTATCCAGTTCCTCAACCCACTCCAGCTTCTTGTCGCTGGCGCCATCAGGCACACTGATGACGTTGGCGTACCCCGCCTCCATGACACTTAACGTGTCCACTTCACCTTCGGTAATAATCAACTGCGGATTTTCCAAGTCGATCATATTCCACAGATACGGAAGCCTTGCTCCATTTTTGATTTGCGAAAACTGTTTGTCCTTACTGCGAAATTTGACGTTGATGACGTTGCCCTTGCAGTCCTTGTGGACAAAGGCTATCGCGTTCTTTCGCTCACCTCCGATGTACGCCTCACCGCTTTGGACTCCAGCCAACTGGATAGTCTGACTGCTAATCCCCCGATTGATAAACCACTTGACCACACCTTCCGATGGATCTTGCAGATCGGGTATCTTCGGCGCTGGGTTAGTATCTGATGTTGCTTTGCGTTTAAACGGACTCGTTGTCATCTCTTGC